CCTGTTGGTTGAGGCATACGTTCTAGATAAGATTTTTCTAATAAAGTTGGATCGAGAACTCTGTCATCTGATTTGACATAAGCTTGATCTAATTCTGATTTTTCTTCTTCTGGGTTTTGCTTTTCAGCTTCAACCTCTCTCGCGATATGATCAGGTACCAGTACCTCTTTCATCGTTTTGCACACTCCTTTCCAGCAACACCCTTAATTCTTGCTCTACGTCTTCGAGGGCATTGTAACGACCACGTAGATAATTATACTCTTGGAAATCTTTGGCACCGTTCATAATTAAATCCTCCAAAGATTCTTTTTTTTCTTTAAGAATCTTTTGTAAGGCTTCAGCTAACCAAATTAAATCCATTAGTAAATACCAGAAAACTTACCGCCAAACTCTGCCTCACCCATACCTCTGGCTTTGCCTTTTCCCATACCTGGTTTTGGTGCGGTATTAGCGTCGAAGGACTCTGCCTTCTTCGTTTGCAACGTGCCTTTGTTGGAATATGACTGTTTGCCGTCCAGTACAGTTGGAGTTTTCTGTTGATTTACTTCAGTTCTTTTTATCATAATTAAAGTTCCCTTAAACCAAGATCAATTAATTTTAGTTCCTTTTGTTGATCAAGTCTATCTCTTGTCGTATCGTCTTTCATTTCTGCTATATCGCGTTGAGCTGAAATACGCTCACGATCGATTTGATCCTGTCTAGCTTGGTCTAACGCACGTTGTTCTTCACGTTGCATAAACTGTTGCTGTTCTTGATTCAATTGCTGTCCTTTTAGTGCAAGTTCTTGCTTTCTAATAGTGACTAATGGATCTTCTTCTTGTGGCGTTCCTATCTGTTGCGAGAACTGTATAACCAATTCAGACATGATTGGTGAACTAAACTGCGCCAATATACTATTAGCTTGTGCCTGTAACTGCTGTCCCTCGATAGGCGAAACTTGTTGCGCTTGCTGTTGTAGTTGTTGGAACTGTTGCATAGTTTCAGGTGGCATTTGTTGTTGAGCAATAATGTCTGCTTTCATCTGCAAATGTTGCATGATATGTGAAATGATATTAGCCTGTACCTGCGCGTTTGTTTGAACAGGTTGTAAATTTAAAAGGCTTACGTGTGCAGCTATATGCGCATCGTGGTTCTGTTCAGGAAACGCTTGCGCCACTCCACCCATAATAAGATTGGAGTTTTCCATACCCGCCTCCATAGCAGGAGGTTTGTCAGGAGGCGGTGGAAGAAGCAACTGGTCAATGTTGTCTACACCTAAAGACGCATACATTCTTCTATAGGCTTCGTAGACACCACCTGGACCATGTATTTGGGGATTAGACTGGACCAGCTGCATCATTTCTTGAGCCATAACTATTCGTTGGCTCGTCGAAAATATATCTGGATTGCTAACAGGATATATGTCTATTCGCCCATCGAAATCACTTTGCTTAACCATATTCATACCGCCTGAAACCATGTAGGGGTATTCGGGTGGTAAACTTTGTGCAAATATATCTGACAGCAATCCAAATTCTTTTCTCTGCGCGTTGTGTAATCGTTTGTGAATCGCGCTTAAAACCTTTGTAGACTTCTCCATTAAAGCCAAAGTAGTCCCTACAGGCGCTTGTGTATTGCCTTCACCAACCGCTATCTCAGCTATCGATGCAAATCGCTGTCCTGATGAAACTAATAATCCTAATAACGATAGTAATGTGCCACTTGGTTCTTTGAAAGGTAATGGTTGTATTGCATCTCGCAAAGAGCCTGCTGGCGCATCCACGTCGCGGAACTCACCAGGTTGAATGGGTTCATCTTCGTTACGTATACGGATGCCTCGAGTCTTAAAACCAGCAGGCAAGTTGGAGAGAGTACCCGCATCTATTAATTGTCGGAGGATAGATGTGGATGCTTTGGACAAGCCTCCGATCATGTGAGTTAGACCAAAACCATAAAATCCTAGACCTGGTAAAAATTTGAAATGAACAAAATACTCTATCTTGTTTTTCATCGGGTCTTCAGGTTTGAAGTTTCTACGTATGGATAAAATATTTTCAGTAGTAGAATCTATAGTAACAATATAAGGAAGTTTCACACCTGTTTCCATACCGTTTTCGTCTATATCTTCAAAGCCCTCTAAATCTAAGTTGCAATGAACTTCATACAAAACGCAAACCTCATCACTACCCGATTGACGTTCCATACCTTCAAGCTTCTCTTTCTCCGTATCTAAAGACGAATAATTTTCATTGTCTTCGCTTGGTTGTAAATCTGTTCTTCTGTAAAACCCTATAGCCTGTAATTTTTTAACATCATTCTCAGGCATCTTAATGACGTGTGTTATACGCGAGCAAGATTCTAAATCGGTGGTATAGTAAGGAACAATTAGATCTTCAGGTGCTATAAATTTAGATACGGGTCGTTGTAAGTTTTCATCGTAGTAGACTTTTTTAAACGCAGAGCCTGCTAGTGGCAGGTAAAAAAGCATTTGGTCTAAATCTTCATCGTACTCTTCCATAACGTGTACGATTTGATAATTCATAAACTCGCGTACACGTTGAGCTTGTTCTTCTATAACAGAGTTGTAAGCACCTACAACTTGAGTTTTGACAGGGCCACCAGCGGGGAGAAGCTCTTTATATGCCTGCGCTTGGAATTGGGTAACAGCCTCTCCGAGTAGAGGATGAATGACACCGCTGGCGCCCTCAAAAGGTTCAGAACGCGTTTCATCAAAACGCATACCCAAATACTTTAGACCATCTGTATAAGTTTTTTCCCAATCTTCTCTACTAGAACGATCAGATTCTATACTACTAACTAAATCTATATATATGCCACCCAGTTCACTATCACTTAAAATTTCAGCTAAGTTTTCTCCAAATTCTGAAGTCATTTGCATATCAGGCGCGGGTCCTAATAACGCAGAGCCATCTTCTTGTATCTCTACGTCTGATTCTATCAGCCCTTCTACAACCTCAATAATATCTTGCTCTAAAGTATCACCCTCTTGGGCAGTAGTCATATCTACCTCTTCGGGCATTTGGTTTGCAGGATCAGGTGTTAGTCTTTCTATCGCCATTAGTAATAAATCCTCTGTCTTACTCCCATACTATCGTCATCGTAATCAGTAGCCAAATTTAAAAAGCCACCTTCTCTAAAGCGCATGATCGCTTGCGTCATAGTATCACATAGGTCATCGTTTTTGCCAAAAGGAAATGAAGCACACTCTTCAATCATCTCTTCAGCAAACATACGTTGAGGTGCGTACACCATACCCGCTTCAAAGACAGGTGCAACCGAGTGCATACGCGAATGTTTATCATGACCTCTGGTTGGCGAGTAATTAACGACAGGTATGCCCATACGTCGTAGTTCTTGAGTTAAAGGGGTACCAGATGCTTTGGCTTCAATCAACACCATATCTGTCTCCCAGTAACTGTATTCACGATGAGCAATCTCTTTGAGTTCTGGAAAGTCCCAACGCCCACGCTGACAATCCAAAAGTATAATACAATCAGGCGAATCGTCAGTTGGTCTAAATATGCCCCACGTCGATATGGCAGAATAGTCAGCTGTTTCTTTTCTAGAAAATGCCGTATCATAACTTTGCATAATATACTGTACGTTGGGTAAGCTGTCGTATTCCCAAGGTTGCCACCACTCACGTTTAATAATCGAACCCTCTTCTGCTGTCGGGTTTTGCATCCACTGAGCATTCCATTTCATACCAGGCAAAGATGCCTTAACTTTTAATAACTCGTCTTCAGGCCAAAACTCAGGCCAAAGTGGCTTATCTGAATCTGGAAATATGGCAGGGAACTCTATAACTTCCCACTGATCAGCAAGTGGTTCCTTTTGCGCCTCCAATAACTTAGCGGTCAAATCAATCGCACTCCAACGTGTCATAACTATTACAATAGATCCGTTTGGCTGTAAACGCTGTCTAGGTCCAGAGGTGTACCATTCGTACGCGGACTCCAAGGCTGAAGGGCTAAGTGCGTCTTGCTCAGAATGAGGGTCGTCAATAATCAATAAATCCGCACCACGTCCTGTTACCGCTCCACCTACACCTGCAGCGAAATACTCGCCACCTTTATTGGTTTCCCAACGTCCCGCAGATTTGTTATCGGATTGTAGTTGCACTTCTGGAAAAATATTTTTGTAATCTTCCTGATCCATCAAGTTACGAACTTTACGACCAAATCGTACAGCTAGTTCCCCTGTATGCGTTGTTTGCATAATTTTCATCTTGGGCTGGAGTCCCATAATATAAGACGGGAAAAAAGTAGATGCGAACTCAGACTTGGTATGTCTGGGTGGCATATTAACGATCAAACGTCGGCATTTACCTTCGGCTACTTCTTGGAGTTTTTCAGCAAATATTTTATGGTGGCGCCCGCAGATAAATTCAGGCCAGATGTGTTCAACGTAGTTTATAAAACTACTTTGGCATTTGTCTTGGAGTGCGTAGTTGTCTAACTTTTCTTTTAACATCAGAGCTTCTTTCAGCTCTGTCTCGGTTAAACTCGATAGATTCATCAATCTAAACTGTCTATAGCATCGTCTAAGTCAGTTCTTTGCAGTTTTTTTCTAAGAGCGATACTTTCAACTTTTTGCGGATTATCTTTTATATATTTAATTATTTGTTTTTTTAAAGCGGGGTCAAAAGGTATAGAGCCAGGATTACGAGCAATATCTTCCATATATTCTTGAAGAGTGTTAAAACCAGTTTGTAGCTCAACAGGATTAAGTTCTTCTCCTATAACAACATTTTTTCCTTTAGCCTTGTTAATAATTGACTCATTTTCTTCGAGTATTTCTAATCGTTTTTTAGCTGTTTCATATCCAGGCAACCTGTAACCTTGATCATCTAGGTATCCAAGTTCGTAATCCAATTGATCTTTTTCTCGTTGAATTAGCCTGTTAACAGATTCTTTAGCTTTAGCAGCCTCTTCAGGATTCATTTTTTGTAAATCTTTAGCTAATTGTAAAATGGATTTACTGCCTTTGGTTAGTAAAGCTACAGCTGGATTGGCTATCACATAATCAAAAGCACTTATAGCCATTTGAACTGGATCGCCTTCTTTTACAGCCTGCTCCAAACCAAATTCAGGTAATAACATATCCCGTATATTGGAGCCAATTGAAGCGATACCACGTTTGATGGGGTCGCGTTCTACGCTTATTGGATCTATTTTCAAAAAACGCTGTAGAGGGGTACCGAAAGCTTTACGCTTTTCGGCTTCAGTTAGGGGTTGGATTGAACCTACGTCGGGCAGTTCAGCCATCTTACATCATCTGCGCTAGTTGTCCGTCGATAGATTCTTGGCCT